GACGTAACAAATACTCGACGTTATGGAATTAGACTTATGGAGTGCTACCCAAAAGAGATTGGTCCAGCACCACTTGATGCGGGTCCAGCAAGTGACATTATAAAGATACCTATCACTATGGCATATAAGTATTGGGAGACACTTGACATTACAAACCAACCACCCAACCTTATGGAGAAGGTTCTTGATACAATAATCACAGGTGCAGAGAGATCAATTAATGCGAACATACCGAAGGTGTTAAGCAGACTCGGTTAATCAGAGTATGATAAAGGATGAAATATTATGGCGTTACCTAAACTACAAACTTCTGAACACACACTAACACTACCATCAACACAGGAGGAAATTAAATTTAGGCCATTCTTGGTCAAAGAGCAAAAGATTTTGATGATCGCTCAGGAATCAGGAGAAGATTTCCAGATTGCTTATGCTATGGGTCAATTGGTATCTGGATGTACATTTGGTTCTGTAGATGCAAACCTCAGTCCTATGTTTGATATTGAGTATGTATTCTTACAGTTGAGAGCAAAGTCTGTTGGTTCTAAGATAGCCTTGAGTGTTACTTGTCCAGATGATAATGAAACACAAGTCGAAGTCGAAGTAGATGTTGACGATATTCAAGTTCAAATGAGTTTGGAACATAGTCAGGACATTGAAATAACAGATAACATTAGTATTCGTTTTCGATATCCTAGGCTTAAAGATTTGCAAGGACTGTCAGCTGATCTAAGTGATTTCGAAAGGACATTGATTTTAATTATTGAGTGTGTTGAGACAATTACATCAGGTGAGGAAGTGATTAATAGAATTGATATGACTCAGGACGAAATTGTTGAATTTATTGATTCTATGAATAGTACGCAGATGGAGTATGTTCTAAAATTCTTTGAGACAATGCCGAAGGTGAGACACATCATTGATGTGGTCAACCCCAAGACAAAAAAGAAGGGTGAGGTATTGTTGGAGGGACTAGAAAGTTTTTTGGAATAGCGCTGTCTCATGACAGCGTAGTAAACTACTACAAAACAAACTTTGGAATGATACAACATCATAATTGGGGTTTGACAGAATTAGAGAATATGTTGCCTTGGGAACGAGAAATATATATCGGAATGTTAGTGAAACATCTAGAGGATGAGAAAGCGGAGTACGAAAAACAAGAGAGAAAAAACAGGAGTTAATCAAATGGGCGAAGAAGAAATTAAAGCATCAGGTCATCATCCAGCAGATACGAATGGCGATGGTGATGTATCTAAAGAAGAACATGATATGTTCTTGGAGTTCAAACGCAAAGAACTTGAGGATGCAGACGCAATGCGTGATGCACAGCGCACTATGGCATGGTACTCACTTGGTGGTATGTTAGTGTATCCCATTATCGTAGTCCTTGCAACAGTTTTCAATATGGATCAGGCAGCAAAGATTCTCGGTGACATGGCGGGAGTATACTTCATTGCGGTTGCTGGTATCGTCGCAGCGTTCTTTGGCGCACAAGCACTTAGCAAACCTAAGAAATAAGGAATAAGTCATGGCCGAGTTACAAGATGTTATTGATAAACTAGAAAACGAAGGTGCGGCCGCTAAAAAGACGGGGGAGGAATCTATTAGATCGGTCAAAGAAATTATGCAGGAAAACCAAGATTCGCCTGCAGAAAGAAAGCAAGAGCGGGAAGATACAAGAAATTTTCAAAATAGTTTACTAGATAAGATGGCCGGGTCGGCTGGTGCTGGTGGTGGTGCCAGTCCGGGCGATAAAAAAGCTGGTGGCGCATTTGCTAGTATTGCCAAAGGACTAGGTGGTCTGGGTAGGGGAGTAGGTAAAGCTATCGGCGGATTCATGTCGGGCGCTAGTAATATTATTGCAGCGGGCAAATTCGCAATTGCTTTCCCACTGTTTGGCGTTGGAATTGCTGGGTTCGCCATTGCCCTCGGCGCATCGATATATGTAATTTCAAAGATGATGCCTTCAATTGCTGAAGGATTAAAACACTTTGAACCCATAAATGGTAAAAACCTAATCGATGTTGGTTTGGGTATGGTCGGGCTTGGTGCTGGATTTGCTGCAATGGGTGCGGGTAAAGCAATTTCGGGTGTAGGTAATTTAATTGGTAGTATTGCAGACGGTGTTGGGGGACTGTTTGGTGTAAAGAGTGGCCAAGAAGACATCATGGAAAAGTTAAAAAAGTTTAGTAAAGTAAAACTTGACGTAAAGAACATTAAAGGCAATGCTGAAGCCATGGCAGCATATGGTGTAGCAATGGCCGCCGGATCAGCGGGCAGCATGCTAAACACACTGGCAACACTTGCTGATGGTGCAATTAGTGGTCTTGGCAAATTACTTGGTGGTGTACCTGTAGTAGATCAATTAATCGCATTTTCCAAGGTCGAGGTCGATGGCAAAAAAGTAAAGAAAAATGCCGATGCGATGATGACATATGCACATGCTATGACTGTTGGTGCTGGTGCTTCGGCTATGAAAGGTCTTGCTTCTGTTGGTAATCTTCTTTCGTCTGGGCTTGATAGTCTGTCGAAAGCTTTCGGTGGAAAAGGTACTCTAGAAACTCAATTATCAGATATGAAGAAAATGAGTGATGCATCAGACGGTATAGATGGCAAAAAAGTAAGGAGTATTGCTGATGCGATGATGACATATGCTGTAGCAATGACTGCTGGTGCTGGTGGTTCGACTATGAAAGGTCTTGCTTCTATTGGTAATCTTCTTTCGTCTGGGCTTGATGCTCTGGGAAGTGCGTTCGGTGGAAAGAGTACTCTAGATAATCAATTAAATGATATGAAGAAGATCAGTAAGGCTGAAGGTATAGATATAGTCAAAATAAAGCATGTTACTGATGCGATGTCTATCTATGCAACAGGAATGGCTTCGGGCGCAAAAGCAACAGGTGCCAAAGCTTTTGGAGATATTGCTAATTTTGTTGGTGGTGTAGCAAAAAGTATAGGAGGTTTACTTGGTATTAAAGACGCTGATCCTATAGGAGATTTAAAGAAATTTGCTAAAAAAAGTGTAACGCCAGCAGAAGTGGCCCAAATACAAGCAAATACACAAGGTCTTGTAGCATATGCTGAATCAACCAAAATTATGTCCAAAATTAGTGTTGGAAAGGGTTTTGGTGAGTCGGTTAGCAATCTATTAAAAGGAGTTGGCAATTGGTTCTCAAGTGAAGAAGATATGAACCCAATGGAAGCGTTTGAAAAATTTTCGGGGAAAAAGTTTGATGCTAATAGTGTGAAAAAAAATATATCTGCATTAGAAGAATTTGCTAATTTTAAATATGATGGAAAAAATAGCGGGTGGAGAGCTTTTGCAGCAGATTTAGTAGCAACCGTACCTGTGATTGAAGGTGCTGTTGCGGGTTCTGAGAAAGTTAGATTTTTGAGGCGAAATATTAAATTTAAAGGACTTGCGAGTCCTGATATTGATTTTGAAACAGCTAAAATTAATATCAATAAATTAAAAACAGCTCTTAAAGTACAAACTGTTAGTGCTAGCACTGATGACCCGTTGGGGGAAAATGATCTTAAACCTACAAGCACAGATTCTTTAATGGAAAGTATTAATGCTTTAACAGCGCAAATTGCCCTAATTCCTGTTGGTGGAAATACTGTAAATGCACCAAACATTGTCAAGAATGAAGGTGACGTTGTTTCAACAGCTCCTGTTGTAAATACAAGGTATAGTGGTTTCGAAGCAGCTGGGTTTTAAAAAAAGGGGGGTCAAAAGACCCCCCAGTTTCTTACTCTTTTGCCAACTTTTCAAAATAGGACATAGTGTCCTCATCATCACCAGTATCAACAGTAGGCGCTGGAGTAGGTTTCGTATCCACCTTTGGTTCGACCCAAGGTGCATCTTCCATAACCGCAGCAGCATTCCCTACTGTGGTCGTCCCCGCAAGAACCATATCCAAACGAGTCTTCAACTCATCATAGGACTTGAAGTTGGTTGCAGCAGTAAACTCTGATAGAGGATACTCCTTCTTCCATACTTCTTCCAGCTGATCATCATCATCAAACAGGGGAGATGGTACTGAGAACTCTGACTTATCATAGTTCCAGTAACCTTCTACCTTACGAAGCTTCAACTTGAAGTTCGCACCTTCCCAGAAGTCAAAAGGATTAACCGCAGTTTCATCCTTAAACGCTGGTTGCATTGCTTCCATGCACTTGTCAAAGATTTTCTTACCAAAGCGATAGAGCATCACCTTACCCTCATTCTGAGGATTGGCAGAGTCTTCAACAACGTAGATGTTTGCAAAATACTGCAACTTACGCTTCTGCTTACGAGCAATCTCCTTATCAGACTCAACACCTGAGTTCCAATATGCAGAGTTCATCTCTGACAC